GGGTCCGAACCCTGATAGACAATGACCTGACCCTTGCTTGTGACGAATACGGCGTGATCGTCGGGGCCGGAACCGCCGTCAAGGGTTAGCGTCCCCATGGCGACAATGTTGCCGCCCGTGCTCATGACGCCGCCAAGCTCGAACGATGTGGCTGCGCCCGCGATGCTATCAACCGGCAGATACCATATTTTCGTGGAATTGACCTGTACGAAATACAGCCGCGACTTGAACACGTTCACATTGATAAACGTGCTTTCATCAACGCCCGTGATAGCCGGGTTAGACCATGCCGACCCGTCAAACATGTTGGGCAAATCAGCCCCGTTGACGGTGTAGAGATACGATCCGCCCGAGGTCGTGAAGTTCACAAACTGCAAGCGCGCCTGCGTCAGGCTTGCAACGGTTGTCGCGGATGCCGATGATGCGGACACGTTATAGATTGTGTTGTCCGAAACGCCGAAAAGCTTGTCATTCCCCGTGTTTGGCGCGTGATACGCCATGAGGGTTTTGACCGGAACCGTCTTGGCCGTCGTGCTATGAAGCGACCATCCCCGGCGCAATTCGACATAGGCGGGCTGCGGAAACCAGTTATCCATGATGACCGCGCGGCGCGGGGACATGTCCGCAAGCGAGCTTTCATCATCCCAGCCTTCGACCGGCGCAGGCATGGAAGCGCCGACCGATGTTCCGGCCCGGCTTTTGTTCTGGCGCAGCGGGGCGAGGAGCATTACGGCGTGACCGTGTAATGAGCCGGGCGGCCCATCTTCGCTATATCAGCGCGCGATGTTTCGGAAATCTGGATTGTCGGGCTTCCTCCGTCCACGCCCGCCGCGCGCTGGCGTTCAAACTGGTATGACCGGAAGGATTCCGAATAATCGAACCCCTTGGCTTGCTTCCAGCGCCACACAAGGCCAAGCGTAATCAACCGTTCCGGCACTAAGGCGCGGTCTGTGTCTGCCGTCCAGCGGGCCTTGCGTGTTGTCGCGTCGTTCGCAAGTATCCAAAACTCGGACCGATATTCAGTCGTGACGATTTCGCCATTATCAAGCGCGGGCCATATCTCAATCTGATCGCCAAACAAGCGCCAGACAGGTTCCGGTGGGTCTGTTTCTTGCGCCTTAAGTGCGACTAGCTCTTGATCGGACACCTTTGTAAGCAACTCGCCCGCCGACTGGTCAGACCAAAGAATTTCCCCCGGCATGAAGCGGTCAAAGTCCTCAGGCAAATCCCACAAGGTTGTGGTTCCATCGCCCGTAAGCGTTGCGGACACCTTGAGCGAGCGCCAATCATGGAAGCGAGATAATTCATCACCTTCGACCTGCGAAAGCGCCACAAATTGCGCCGACGTTGGGTCATTGGTCCCATAGACCGAAGCTGCCGCCGAAAGCCCGCAAATGGACATGGCGTCTTGTACAATGGTCAAAAGTGACATTTAGCAATCCTCAACAAATAGGCTAAATATTAAACCTTGGACGATAGCCGATCTGACGACGCGCGACTAAGCTGTCAGGATGTGGCAGACAATCCCGCACGACTTCGGGATCAGTCACAAACGTCAAACCATCCTCGGGTATCTTTGCGTCAACCTCAATCGTCAACACATCGCCGACAGCAACAGAAAACCCCGTGTCATTGTAGCCAAACTCATGGTTGACGCCGCGATATGACCCCAAGGAAACGCCAGTTGTATCCCTGCTGGTCAATACCTCGCCAGATGCCGTGAACGTCAGGAAGTTTGTCGCCTGCGTCCCTGTCAAGTCGCTACCGCCTTCGACTGGCGTGACGTTGAATTTGGGCCTAGCTTGACCAGAAAGCGCACGCTTCAAAACTTCCAAACCGAAGGACAGCGTTACAGTCGGAAGCGATTGACGGCCCGTTATTGTAACCCCATCAACACTGTTGAAGAAGTTGGTTTGCCCCGGATGGACCCAAGAGCAAGCAGCGTCAAGCGTGAGAATGTTGCCACTTCGCGCCGTAACAGTGCGGATGCCAAACCCGGCACGGCCTGCGACCGGATGCGAGACGCGAAAGATTGTCCCCACTGGAACCTTAGTCCCATCCGGCACACTGACTTGCGTTCCATCTTCTGAGAGTGTCGCGGTAACTGAGTCTTTCCAGACTTGATTATTAAAAACTCCCGCGTGCAAAGCCTTTGTTGTAAAAGCGCTAGATGGGGGCGGCGCGACTACTATAGGGTCACCTGATGTAGCGCCCTTGCTGACGACGCGCCCGCTGTAATGCAGGCCTGATCCGTAAGCGTCTATCACGCGAATATAACGACCGTAGGAACGGTCATTAAAGCTCATCGTGAGATTAGCTGTTCCGTCGCCGTTGTCCGTCCCACTGTATGAAGCCGTGCGGGTTGTGTTCCAGTAAGATATATCATCAGCTACAATTGTTTTCGTGAACACGTGTCGCCGCCAGCCGGTGCGTGCGCCTAGTTCGACCCCAGCATGTGTTGACCGAAGATCTTCACTGGACAGTCTTGTATGCTCTACGATGCTCGTCGCATCAGCGATAATGTCACCGGATATAACACTTAGCCCGATAACGCCGAGGTATGAGCGCAGAAGCGTCCAATGCTGTTGCCTGCGCTGCGCGTTGCCGGGGTCGCTAATCGTGCCATAAACCGTGCTATCCTCCAAGTTAAGCGTTGGATAGCTGGACGACGACACCGTTCCGAGCGGGAATGCGTCAAGTAGCCCGGTCACGCCGTAAACAAAACAACGTTTTAGATATACTGTTTCAGATGCGCCATAGTGCGAGGTCATCACGCCAGACAAGAATAAAACGCTGTCCTCTACAACCATTGCGCCATCGCCAAGGCGCGCGCAATCAATAGCCCTGATGCGTCTTGCCTTAACTCCAAACTCATTAAGGCCGGGGGACAACACAGAGTTGCAATCAACTGCAACCAGCCCATCAACATCAAATGAAATATGTTCTGTCGGAGGCGAGCCGGACGAGTGGCTATACACAGCCTTATCAAACCCGCGCGCTTCAACATTGAACAGCTTAAAGCCACGCGATTTGCCATCCGTGCCAGTGGCGCGGAATTGATGGAACCCGCCGCCGCCATCGCGCCGCGCGTCACCATGATACGCCGCTTCGGCTCTGCAATCTCGACATTCAACGCCGCCGAGAACCATGCCGTGCACGGCTGCTTCAAGAAAGTCGCAGCGATGGAAGTATTCAGGTTTTAGAACCCCGCCTGCGACGCTGATCATGTCTTTGTTGCCGTTGCGGCGCATGATCAAGTCAGTTATGCGCTGTCCGACCCCGAATGTAGCGACATTGCCACCGCCGACCACGCGAACGGAACGGCTGTTAGTGTTGGGGTTTGTGCTGTCGCGTGTGTGGATATAAAAAGTAAATGCCGTTCCGTTGCTTGCGGTATTGCGTGGCTCGTACTCAGTTGAGCCGGTCTTGTGGACGTAGAACGTGCCGGGGTTAGTGTCGAGTATAGCCAGGAAGTCGTTAATCGCGGTCTCAGCCACAACTACACCGTCGACAGTGTCGTCATTCAGGCAGCGCGTGACGCTCGCGTCTTCTACTCTGGTCCCTGCTGCCTCATCCCACATCGCAGGATGCCATGCAGACGAAGCTGTTGCGGCGTAGTTCCCTGATGTGGCAGGGATTGTTGCCGCCAAATACCAGACGTTCGTGTAAGTGCCATGCTGCGTCCACGTTCCGGAAAGTAATGTAGTTCCGTCAATCACGGGCCGGTTGCCTTGGCCATATCGCTCAATGGTCCAATAGGAAAGGGCGGAAAAATCTATGTTTGGCTCATAGAATGTCGAGCCACCGGCAATGCGCAGACTTCCAACGCCGGTTATTCCAGAAGCTAAAGTTATTGCCGCAGAAAGCGTTTGCTTTGCCAAAGTCGGGCTTACGCCGCTATTGGCATCACTGCCGGAAATCGAATCGACGTAGACCGCAACGCTTGTCGCCGTGGCGAGGGTAATCGATCCTGACGATCCCGTTGCGCCTTGAGGTATTGAAAAGTCAAGCGTATAGTTTGGCGCTGATCCGGTAATTGTTACAGAAGCATCAGACCCAGGATTACCCGTTGTAACCGAGCCGACTTCAAACGCGCTTGGGACGCCTGTATCGCCCTGTGGAAGCCCAAAGTTCAAAACGTAGTTCGGGGCTGACCCTGTAATGGAAACAGTTGCGGGCTCGCCTGTATCAAGAGTTGTGACCGTTCCTATAGTGAACGTATTGGGAGAGCCGGGCGCGAGAATACGCCCATCCGAATTTTCGACGCTCGGATAGATAATTGTCGGTCCCGGCATTCGCGATTACTCCGCCGCAGCTTGTCTAGGAGGACGCCCTGGCCCGCGCTTTGGCGCTTCGGCGGCGTCAAGCTTCTCCGCGACCAATTCCGCAAGGTTTTCCAGCTTGGCCTGCAAATCAGCAATCTGCTGATCCTTTTCGGCCAAAGCCTGCTCCGTCT